CGTCCTGTATGCCCAGCGCCAGCGTGCGCAGCGCGTCGGCGCAGTTGTGGACGACCGCGCCGTTCGCCAACGAGAAGCACTCGGCGTTAGGAACCGTTAGGCACCATACGTCAGCCGTTTCTGGCAGCCACTCGACGGAGGCGATACGCAGCGGCCTTGCATGTCGCGGTGCAGTAGATGTGCGCATGTGCATTCTTTCGGACAAGCGCATCAAACGGCTTACCACAATGCTCGCAATTCTTGGTCTCACGGCGCCATTTTGTCCATGCAGCCGAGCTTTTGGCGTGCCGGCTATGCCATAGCCTGCCGGCATCCGATCGGTGCCATTCCGCTGCCTTTGCGCGTGCCGCATCGGTGAAATGCTCAGATGATGCGAGCTTCGCCTTGGCGCCGCTTCGCCATGTTCTGGACAGGTGTTCACTGCCTGGAAGGCATTCGAGATTGCCAACGGCGTTATTGAGGACATTCCCGTCGCGATGGTGGATGTGACAGCCTTTAGGAACTGGCCCAAACGCTGCGATCCAGACATCGCGGTGTATTTTGTGGCCACCACGCGACAGATATGTCTCGCTTGGCCACATGCGATAGAGACCGCCGTTGAAATACTGGGTGAGGGCGTCAAGGACGATTGGATCAGCGTATCCGTCCGAAGGTTCTCGGCGGATCTCCACCCGTCGGCCGTCAAGAACGTATGATCCGGCGTGCATCTCACCGAAAGGCCGTCGGTGAACCGCACCTCCACAAGTTGGGCATCTCGCCTCGTTACCCTTGGGCGCTCGTAGGGCATCCATCCGCATGGTGTCAGAACCTCTCCTCGTTGCGGGAGAGATTGTAGCGGATACGTTCCGTGATGCGTTAGAACTTTCGTGTCGCCAGTGAAGCAATGTGATGACCAGTCATGTATCGGCGCATCCCTGAACACGCCCATCTTGTCGTTGAAGTCGCGGTGGTAGTGCGCCAGGCACTCGCGGGCGCGCTCGGTGCGGGCGCGATCGAACCAGCAGCGGCCGAGCAACATCTTGCAGGCGTTGATGCCGTCGTCCACGTCCTGGCGTGCCAGCACGCGCACCTTGCGGCCGTTGGCGCGCAGCAGTTCTTCGCGGGTTTTGCCGGTGCCGAGCTCGCGGGCGCCCGCGTCGTGCGGCAGCAGGTCGATGCCGTAGCGGTAGGGGCGCGCATTCAGCCAGTCGACGTATTGTGGTAGCGATTGGCCGGTGTCCTCGTGGTAGTCGATGATATGGACCTCGCGGCCGACCACCTGCGCGCAGAAGATTGCCGTTGCGTCGCCTATCCCGAGATCCCAGGCGGTCCAGACTGGAACGGCTGGGTCATATGGCACATTGCATATACGCCCGGATGTCTCCATCTCCTGAAGCTCGGTGCGGTAGATCGAGCCGCGGATGGCGGCATCGAATGAGCACTCCAACTCCTGGTCATACTGATCGGCGCTCATCTGACGGCGCATATCATCAAGTTCGGATTGCCGCAGCAGCTTGCTCTCGGAGGCACGCAACACCAGGGAATACCAGTTATCCGGGTTGGCCTGCGCTTCCTTATGGATGTCGTGGAAGGCATTACGGCCTTTCGGTGTGCCGATGAACACGGCCCAGCCTTCGCGGTCGGCAAGCGAGGGACGCAGCACTTCGGGCCACGCGCGAGGATCGATGTCGCCGAACTCGTCGAGCACCAGACCGTCGGCATAGACGCCGCGGAGGCGGTCATAGTTCTCCGAGCCGTAGAGGCGAACACGGGCACCATTCGGAAAGCGCACCATGAGGTCGGACTCGCGCTGCTCGATGCCAGGGATGTCCGCCGTGAAGCGCTTGAGGTATTGCCAGCTTGCATCTTTGGCCTGGCTGTAGGTTGGCGCGAGGTAGCTGAATCTGCCTTCGGGCTTGCGGCAGCGCAGTGCGGCATCAACGAGGTCCATGACGGATGCCACGGTCTTGCCGGCACGCCTGTGCACCACCAGGCAGGCCCAGCGCTGGGTGCGGGTGTGGAACGGCACGAACTGCGGACGTGGCTGGTAGCCACCGCAGCTAATCCGCCGGCGACTCGTGGTCGATCGTGATGAAGCCATTGGACCGTGGCACGCCTGTGATGATGGAGCCTTCGCGCCGCGGCACGCCAGTCTCAACGGTGAAGGTGCCGGCGAGGTTCACGTCCTGGCTTTCCTTCCAGCCAGCGCGGGCCTTGAGCCAGAATATCGCCGCAGCGGGGATCTTGTCCTTGGTCGCCATCGCATAGAGCGAGGCGGCGACGCGGGTGTTGGCCTCGATGGCGCCGGTGTCGAGTTCGCGGCGGTAGTGCTTGCGCAGCGTCTTGTCGTCGACGCTGAGCCAGCGCGCAATATCGTCCTGGATGATGCCGAAGCCGGTCATGGTCATGACCTGGCGGCGGGATTCAGGCGTCGGCTCGTGCTTCGCTGGTCCGCGTCGGCTCATGCATTGCTCCGGGTAGTTGGACGAGGCGCATGCCGTAGTTATCGATGCCGCGCGGTATTTCGATGTCGGTGCGGCGGATGAGTTTGTTGCGCTTGAACGGACGGTAATCGACGTGATGATGCCAGCGATTATATCGCCAGACGACTTTGGTCACATCGGGATGGAGCCGCTGTAGCATGCGCGATTTGGCGAGCGTGCCGTTGCGGTATAGCTCATCGGTATTGCCGCCCTTCATCGATTGCGTGGTCATCTTGTTTTGGAGGAAAGCATAGAACAGCAATGTGCAGTAGCCGGCCTTCAGCAATCGTAACGATAGATCGGCGTCCTCGTTGTACCGTGCGCGCCAGCGGAACGGCAGGTCGTTGCGGATCAGGATGCAGGAGAAGATACGGGTATTCAGCAGGAATGGTGGAAGGCTGCGCGTCAGGCATGTCGTAGCGAATGATTTGTAATGTGGCCCAGCTTGGGCCACGTTCTTATAGCGTAGCGTAAAATCCTCCATGCAGCGGAAGATCGTGCCATCTGTAACATCGATGCGCGAGCGGCCTTTGAGCCGCTGAAAGCCGCGGATATTATCATCGATGACCCAATGCTGCTCGGCACCAGATGCCCTCGCATGATCCCAGATGAAGTTGCGAGCTGGCCCTGATCCTTTGCTCTGATCATCGGCGAGCGACATGCAAGCATTATAATCACGCTGATAGGATGGATCGAGGATCAGCAGCTTTGCCGGATCGATAACGGCTGCGTAGGCATCGCGCTCCTGCACCTCGATCACCATCCGATAAGGCACGCCCATAGCATCGAGATAGCGCGCAGTCAGGCGGCTTTCCCATCGCCCCTTAGACGGTATGTAGATCGGGAAACGCGGGTTCATCGGTAGCAAATCGCTGGCTGGCGATATCCTCGAACTCAAGCTGTGGGAACCAGGCTGATCGCGTGCTCTCCCTGATCGGCTGGCCTATGAGGCGCGCGAAACTATCGACGGCTGATTGATCGCGGAAATGGATCATCACGGATTGATGCGCCTTACGATTATCTGCATCGAATTCCGGCATTCCCTCCCATTCGTCGAGCCGGTCGATCTCCGGCGCGAATAGCTGCTCCAGTTCCTGCTCGCCAAATCCCGTCAGGCTGAGATCGAAGCCGACATCGCGCAGGTCCATCAACTCGGTGCGGAGCAGGTCGTCGTCCCAGGAGGCCCAACTCGCGGAACGGTTCGCCAAGAGGCGGAACGCTTGAATTTGTGCGTCGGTCAGGTTGTCGGCGAGGGCAACGGGAATGTCCGCCAGGCCAAGCCGTCGGGCGGCCTTCAGCCGCAGATGGCCATCGACAACAGTGCCATCGCTCTTGGCCACAACTGGGATTCGGAAGCCGAACTCGCGGATGACGCCAGCCATCCGTTCGACGTGCTCATCGTTCTTGCGTGGGTTCCTCGCATATTCAATCAGCCGGTCGATCGGCCACGTCTCGACTACCAGATTGCTCACGCCATAGCTTCCGCAAGAGTTCGGCGGTCGCAGCCTGACGAATGCGCAGGATTGCGCGCAACGACAGGAAGATCACCTCGGGATCGCCGCCGGCTGCCTCGACGGTTTTCGTCGCTGCTTCGACGCGGGTATGACAACCGTTGCATAGCGGGATCAGGTTCTCAGGATCATTGTCGCGTGTAATGCGATACGGTGCGAGATGATGGACGTGCAGTCGACGCTTGATAGAGCCGCATCGGGCGCAGAACGGGGCTTTGCGGATAACTTCACGAGCGATTGCCTTCCAACCGCGCCCACGTCTGCCTTCGATCGGGGTTTGCCGCATCCACTGGTCGTAGCATGGCCGCGAGCAGAAGTTGCCGGTTGCGTTGGTGCGCAGCACGCTGCAAAGGACGCTGAACGCACGGCCGCACATTCTGCACTGGCGCTCGACGCGCTCGCCGGCCTTGCGTTGCCGCCGCTCACGAGGCTTCGCGCGCGCTTTGATGGTGGCGAGGCCGATGGCGCCGCTCTTGCGGGCCGCACAAGTCTTGCAGCGCTCGGCTGGATTGTCCTTCCTGACGCTCTCGACCTTGCCACAGTCACAGCAGGCTCTTTGCCTCGACCAAGCGTTGCGGCTTTCCCTAATCACGCAGCAATTATAACGCCTTGCAGGGTTTTGTTAAAAGGGAAAATAGGAGCGTCCCTAACTAACGGTTAATCTCGCGCGACGAGCCACGCGACGGGTGCCTGAACCTGGCGCAGTGCGCCGAACAGCAGCACCCCGATGGTGGCGGTATCGCGGTGTGTGGCGAGGACCACGGCGGGGTGTCCTGCTAGGGGGCCTAGGACGAGGCTACACGGCGCCCCAGGTTTCCAGGCTACCTCATGCCGCGGCGCGTGCTCGGCGTCGGCCAGGGCGGCCTGTACGGCCTCCAGAACGCCCGCACGGACATGGTGGATGCGATCGCCGGTTCGGAGGACGGCGAGGACGCCTGGGAGTTCGCGGATCGGTCGCCAGAGGTCGCGGTTGGCGTGCTGGAGGAACAGATAGCCTGGGAACAGCGGGACTTCGACGCGGTGCCAGAGCGAGCGGATGGCGTTATCGCGGCGGCGGACGACGGCCATGGGCAGGTAGGTGACATAGCCGGCGCGGCGTAGGTTGGCATTGGCCCAGCGTTCGGCCTGGGTGTGGGTTTGGACGACGCACCAGTTGCTGGCGGCATTGCCGCAGCACGGCGCATCATTTCGCTCCTGGCGAGACGGGGCCGTTCTGCGACGATCTAACCGCACGGTGGGTTGTGCGTCAAGCTGGGGCGGGCCGGCGGTGTCAGTAGCACCTTGCCGGCCCTGGCCTGCGACCGCGGGAGTATGGCCCGTGGTGCGGGTTGCGGTGGAGATGGCAGTGGCGGGTTGTGCGTCAAGCGGCATCGGGCGGCTCGTCGTCTGGTGGCGCGGTGAAGGCGAGGCGGTTCCATCCGGCGCGGCAAGCGGGTTCCGGGCAGTAGAGCGATTTCCAGGAGGCGATGACGACTCCGACGGGAGCGTCGGTGATGGTTTCGGCGCACCAGCGGTGTCCGCAGTTCCGGCAGAGCACGGGCATGCGGGTGATGCGCATCATGCGGCGCTCACGAGTTGGCGTCTGAGGGCTGCTACCACCTCGGGCGCAACCGGCTTGCCGACGAAACGCTGCGGCGGATCAAGGGCATCGCGCATCTCGTCAGGGCTGTGGCCAGAAACCCGAGGTGGGTAGTTGTTCTTGAAGCCTCGAGCGATGCCGGCCAGGAGCGCCTGGAACTGCCCAGGATCGACAGGGTGGTCGCCTGGGTCTGGCTCAGGCGCCTCGGAAGGACTGGCTTCCTTTCCTACTTCCTCCGAATCTGAAATCTGCGCTTCGGGCGCGCTCGCGCGCCTCTTAGGTTCTTCTTGCTTGGATAAGAAAGGTTCGGGGGGACGGATTGCCGGGGTAGGGGCCACCAATTGCCGGGGTTCGATGCACCGATTGCCGGGGTCAGCCACCGACACCCCAGCACCATTTGCCGGGGTAACCCCGTTACCGTTTGCCGGGGTGGCAGGATGTGACCCAGCGACATCTTGCCGGGGTGTAGGACTATCTTCCCGCAGGATATGGTAGACCGTCGCGCGGCCAGACCGCTCCTCGAGCTGGATCAGTTTGGCCTTCGCCAGCCGCGGCAGCGCCGCACGTACCGTGCGCAACGCCAGTCCCGTGTATTTGACAATGGTCTCCTGCCCCGGCCAGCAG